GGCTCGATACGTTTTACCTTTTTGACTCCCGGCGACTCATCCACCCACGTTTCGCCTGGTTGCAGTTCATAGTCATCCGGTACTTCTGCTTCGACTTCCCGCTCACCGACCAAAACGGTGCGGATCTGGTAATCCCAATCGCCAATGTTGATCAGATTTCCATACTTATCAAACCAGCATAGCCTTTTTGCCACCGTAACCCCTCCTTTACGCGATGGCCTGCCAGCCCGTATTGCCAGTACCAGAAGTTTTGACATATAAAACCTGCCCAGCCGAACCATTCAACCGAAGATAAATAGACCCGAGAGGAGCCGCGACTGAACCTTCTGGCGAGCCGTTATCGGCAATAAGCAATGCTCCGTTGAGATCGAGTTTCAACGGTTGAGCGGTTCCGCCAATATTGGCCGTTAACACCCACCGACGGTTGTTCGCGTCGAAGTACGTCCGCAACTTCCCTGATCCGTATTGACTACCATAGGATTCGACCTCGAAATATCCACCATTTGCAATCAGGTTTTTGATCCGGTTTTCTCCGCCGTTTGCGGTCAAATTCCCGTCAATGGCCAGCGCACCAGACACCGTTCCGCCTGCAGTTTGCAGAAAACTCGATGCATGCAGACCATCCAGCATATCGGCATCCAGGCCACTACCCGCGCCATCGTTTCCGGCGTGCCATGCTGTATTACCGTTGATCTGCACAGTCGTGCCACGGATTTCGACAGGAAGGTCGGCGTCACCGAGCAGGACGATATTGCTATTGTTTATTGCACCAACAATTTGAACATTTCCGTTAGTATCCCTTACATATAATCCCTTCCCATTGGGAAGTACCAGATCAGTATTGAAAAACCCCCTATCAGCAGTCATGACTTCTACCCACGGCGCCCATACTCCGTCATTGTATCTCCGAATAAACATTTGGTCAGTATTAGAGTACCGAATCGCAATTTGCGCTCGGTTGCCGGTCAAAGAACTGTAGAAAAACGTCCGAATATGCCAGAATGTGCCGCCGATCGGTGCATTTGCATGGTTCGTGAGAATGTACGCTTTATCGGTCGTATTCGGGTCTTCGTTATATGCTGCGTTTATGGCCGTGGAATATTGCTGTGACAGTTTTTCGGGCGTGACTGCTCCATTAGCCAGCTTCGCTGTTGTCACGCTACCGTCTGGGTGATCAAGAGTCGTTGCGGACTTGTGGGTGTTGAGGTTGGTCTGCACCGCATCCACTTCCGCTTTCCGCGCCACGTCGTCCGAAGCAGACGGCGCCGCGAATTTGGCTCGACCAGCAGCGTCGCGCCTTACGAGTGTATTTGCATTAGCTGCCGGTGTACCGACAATACTGTCGACGTAATTTTTATTTACTGCATCACTTGATACGGATGGTGCCGCTACTTGGATACAGCCATTCGCATCACGTTGTGCAATCGTATTCGGCGTGGCCGCGCTCGTCGCGCCGTGGACGCCGGTGGTGGCTGCAGTGTGGGCGTCAAGATCAGCGGCAAGAGCAGATTTGCCCTGCAACTCGGCTAAAGCTTTATACGCGCGATTGAAAAACCAGTTGATCCATTGCGCCGGCGGCTTGTCCCCCGGCTGATAGCCGCTATCCTTTTTACTTTGTGGCGGCTCGGTGCCAGGGTCGTTCCATTCCGGCGGCAGGTTATCATAAGCCAAGTCAATCCCTCCTAAATCGGTAAGTTCTGATCATCGTTCGGGTCGAACGCGGCTCCTAACTCGCCGCCAATCGACGGATCGTTGACATCGCCCACGCCGGCCGTGCTGCTGGTCGAAAGCGGCAAATCGCCAAACTCAAATGTCCCTTGCAGCTCCACACTCTCGACGCGCACGCCGGCCGCCGCTGTCCGCTGGATGATGCGCGCGAACTGCGCGAGCGAAATGCCGATGCTGTTGACGTAAGTCAGCGGAAGACCGATCAGGGCGATCGCCGCTGGCTCCGGATCGATGGGGTCCTCATACTTGGATCGGATCGCGATTTGATCGTACGGTGCGCCGACCGCAATCGCGATGACGCGGATCATCGTGTTAATGTCGGCCGTGGACATGTTGCGGGCGATCTTGCTTTTGATCAGCATGCGATATATCTCGTCCGTCGCTACGCCGCGATCCTGGGCGACATTCTCGCCGATCCGGTCCAGCGTCGTCCCCTCGGCCGCATCGATCGAGCGCCAGGCGAGCATAACAGCGAGTGTCTGCTGCACCTTGTCAAGCTGATCCGCGATGATCGCCATGAGCTTACCTAGGTTGCCGTCCGGCCGCTTGTCATAGACGTCCGGAAACCGCGCAAGCAGCTCCGCCGCCGTCATGATGTCGTCACCTCAATGTCGGCCGTGTTGAGTTGGGCGACTTGTGAGGCGTCGATTGGGACGTTGGACGAGGTGTATGTCGTCCCGTCTGTGGAGAGCGTCAGCGTCACGTCATCCACGCCGGGCACCGCATAAATCGCAGCGATCAGACGAGAGTGTATGACGTCGTCCCCCATGGAAAGGCCGGCGTAGACCGTCCCGTCCGCCGCCTCCCCGCCGATGTATTTGACTAGGACGAGCTTGACCTGATCATCGCCGTCCGCCGGATAGGAGGCGTTTTTGTTGATCGTCACGCGCGCGTAGACGCGGACGACCTCGGCCGGGCTGTACTTGACCGTGTGTTCCTCGCCCGACAAGTCCTTGACCGTGACCATGGCCGAACCGTACGTCTCGATCCCGCCGGCAACCCGCGAAAAGATCGCCTCGCCGATGTCTTGCGGCTGGCCGCCCAGGACATAGACCTGAACGGACTTCGGTGGCCGGCCGGCGCTATCGATGGACATGCTGTTGTTTTCAAATACCGCCGCCGCCCGGACGCCAGCCACACGTAGGACGGCGCTCCGGATCGCGTCGACCGTCGCAGAGCCGCCCCCGGCTACCGCTGCGTCCCAGCGATCCCGAAACTCCTCGTCCGTCTCCTTCTCGCGGCCGCCGACAGTTACCGCCGCATTCGTGACGCTCGTCACGTCGGCGGACGGATTGACGATGACGGTGATCATACCGGCCTCGACGTTGCCTGCGATGCCAGCGTCTACCGCCTGGATTGGCGCCGTTCCGCTCCCGCCGGTCAGAGTCACGTCCGCGGTCGTCTCAAATATGACGCCCGTCGCCGTCGCCGCCCGGAAGCCGGCCGGAACTGTGTAATCAGGCGTGCCGGTAATCGTTAATGTCCCTGTCGCTTGCTGCGCCTGCATCCTGGTTATGCCCACGTAAGGTCCGAGCTTGTCGAGCTGCACGCCGTCCGCGGCGTTTTTGTAGCCGGAGTTGTAGACGCTCTCGACGTCCTCCCACAAGTCGGCCAGATAGTAGGCCACGACCCGGAGGATCGCGCCGAGCGGTGACGACTCCGACATGTCCGCCTCCGGGCCAAATGCCGTCGTCGCCTGTGCCTTGGCGACCATGTCCGCAAGCAAGTCCTCGTATCTCTGCCGTGCAAAACCTGTAGCGTCAAGCACCGATCGTCACCTCCTCCGTGATTGTCTCCCCGTCGACAGCGGTCGCGGTAAATGTGAGCAACAGCGTCCGGGCCCGCGTGTCGGCCGTGATCGTGATATCATCGACAGACCGGATGCGTGGCTCCTGCGCGAGTGCTGCGCGCAGCTCGTCCTCCATCTGATCGCGCACCGGGCTTTTGCCTAGAAAGACATCGAAGTCAAGGCCAAAATCCGGATTTAAAAACCACTCTCCGCGCCTGGTCCCCAGGATGATCCGGCAGCTCTGTGCAACCTCCTCCGGCCCCTCGACCATCTGCAGCGCGCCCTTCGAAAAAACCAAGTCGCCATTCTGCAGCAGTAACGTCCTCATCCGATCATCCCTACAATCACGGCATCTTGCAGCGCATGCGTCCGTGGGCTCTCCGGGGTCGATACTTGCCCGCCAAGTGCGTCGCGGATCGCGCGGTCGCAAAACTCGACGAGCACCACGTCGCCCGGCTCCAGGATCGGGGCGTAAACTGTAGGCGGCAAATCACCGATCTGCAAACGCTGCTTGACCACTGGTACGCCGTCAATCACCGCTGGGGCGTCGGCGCCCGTTTTGATGAGCGGCTGCACGCGCGCCCGGCTGCCATCGTAGGCCAACACTTTGCACGGTAACGCGACGTTGATTGAGGCCGCCAGGCTTGCCGCGAGCTGCTGCATCACCTTAGCCAAAGTTCCGGCCGGGTCCGGTTTGCTCATAAGACCGCCTCCACATCCGTCGTAAAGTCTCCGTCCCGGCTAAAGGTATGCGTCCCCTTCCGAACGTACAGCCGGCCGGTAAAGATGGAGCTGGTCAGGTCGATGCCCGACCCCGTCGTAATCCGGTATTGCAACTGGCTCTTAATCTGGTAGCCGGCGGCACCGTCCTCGAAATAGCTCGGCGTGCCGATGAGCCCGGTTTTGGTCGAGAGCGCAAAGAGGTCGCTCCCGGCGATCCG